CATCTTGGAATAATTTTGTAATAGACTTTAAGGAATGCTCTAAGTCTTTTACTTTAAATCAAGATGTTTGGGCTAAGGCTACAACAGATGCACTAAAGAAAAGTATGGACCCTGCCCTGATTATCGTTCTTGGCGAGGGTACACAAAAGGTCCGACTTGCTATAATAGAATTAGATATGTTAGAACAGTTAGTAGAGGAGAATAATAATGACAAATGAGGGTCCACAAAAAACAACACTAGAGCAAGTAAATGGTCTGGCTGAGATTGCAGAGTATATGAATGATGAAGAACTCACAGTTGCTCTTACAATGATTGCTAAGATAATTATTAAACCAGATATCCCAATCCAAGTGGCAAGCCTTGAGATTGTTAGACTTCAGGCCATCGCAGCCAAGATGTCTTTAAAGGCTACATGGATGGCCAATGTTGATAAAGGTGACAGGGCAAAGAAGAATATTTATTATACCGCAGCAGAATCAATCAATGATTTGGTGTCAGCATTAAAATACATTATGCGCTAACCTGCTATACTTATATAAACAAAGGGATATAATGACAAAAAATTTACTACATACAATAATGATTAAAGAAGTTGAAACACCAGAACAGATAAATGCAAAAGAGTTAGTTAAGGTTATTGAGCAGGGATATCTTGTAGGCAGAGATCCTGAGCATAAACAAAAAAAGACTTTTGGTCCATCCACAATTGCTTATGGTCATGGTGAATGTCCAAGATACTGGTATCTTGCTTTTGAGGGTGCCGTTTTTGAAGATAATTCAGATGCATATGCGGTAGCAAACATGAGTAATGGTACTCTTTCCCACGGTAGAATTGAAGCAGCGTTTAAAAACTCTGGAATTTCAATTAACTCTGAATTTAAATTGTTCCATGACGATCCACCAATTTTTGGATATGTGGATAACCTTATTAAATGGAAGGGCGATGAAATTGTTGTTGAAGTTAAAACAACAAACAATGAGGTATTTGAATACCGCAAGCGCACAAACAAACCAAAAATGGGTCACGTAGTTCAGTTGCTTATTTACATGAAGGTCCTTAAGAAATCTAAAGGTATTCTAGTTTATGAAAATAAGAACAATCACGAACTACTAGTAATACCAGTAGAAGTAAATGATCACTACAGAGCATGGATTGATATGGCTTTTCAATGGATGCGTGATGTTCGCAAGGCATGGGAAGATAAAACTCTTCCAACAAAAAACTATAGATCTAATTCAAAAATCTGCAAGAACTGTCCTATTAAAAAGGCTTGCGGAGAAGCAGGGGTGGGCGTATTAAAGATAGCATCCCTGGAGGAACTGAGTGAAGTTATGTAGCGTATGTGATATATCGTTTAAACCAACAGTAAGTTATCAAATTTATTGTAGTAAGGTTTGTAGAGATATTGCAACTAGAGAAAAGATTGTAGAAAGATACAACGTCATAAAAAGACAAAAGCGAAAAGGTAAAAAACGTTTATGTTTAGGCGGTTGTGAACAAGAACTTTCTATATATAATGACTCTGGATTTTGCTCAAACTGTAATGTTAGTGAAAAAGCAGTTGCAAAAATGTTAAAAGAATTGAAAGGCTATATTGAGTATGAGCAAGACTAAATGGGGAGCAGAGGCACAGCCAAAAACTATTTGTGCTATTGATGCCAGCACTAACAGTCTTGCCTTTGCTTTGTTTGATACCCAACAAAAAACGTTGGAAAGTATTGGTAAGATTTATTTTGAAGGAAGTAACATCTATGAAAAAGTTATGGATGCTGGCAAAAAAGTAAAATCATTTTTTGATATTTATGGTGGCTTTGAAGCAATAGTTATTGAGCATACAGTGTTTATGAATAGCCCCAAGACTGCTGCTGACCTTGCATTAGTTCAAGGTGCAATTCTTGGATCAGCAGGACAATCTGGAACTAAAACAATTGGTAGAGTTTCTCCAATTACTTGGCAAATTTTTATGGGTAATGGGAAAATATCTAAAGAAGAACAGTTACTAATACGATCTCAAAATCCTGGAAAGTCTGATTCATACTACAAGGCTCACGAAAGAATGCTTCGTAAAGAAAGAACAATTAACTTTATTAATATTAATTATGATAGAACAATTACAGATAACGATGTTGCCGATGCCTGTGGTATAGGTCATTGGGCAATAAAAAACTGGGAGAAAGCGATAGGAGATAACAAATAATGCCAGAGTTAAATGCAAACATACCTCCGATAAACTGTTATGTAAGAGGAAACTATTTAAGAAACCATCAAGATAGCCACGATAAATATTTTGAATGCGTAGTCTTTGGTGTTTCAAGTTTAAAGTCTAGAAGTCCACTATTTCATATTTTGATGCCAGACGGTGGTCTTTGGTGGAGGCTTCCAATTTCTGCCTTTTGTACAGAGCCAGGAGTTCCTGAAGTTGATCTACATAATCTAGTGCTATGGAATTCTTTTAGTCATCATGTTGCTGTAACAAGATTTGAAAATCTAACAAACCTTAGAATGTCCTACATAGATAGAACAAAGACAATGAATAAGGGTACCTACCTATTTACATTAGACTGGCATAATCCAGATACAAATGTCCTAGATGATGGATATTCTGAAAGTCCTGCAGACCACAAGTGTGGCCATGTCATTCAAAGAGATGATGGAAACTTTGCAATTCAGCCTAATAATAGAGTCAGAGTGTATGAGCCTTCGTTTACCCTGGAAAAAGAATATTTAATTGACAGAATAATTAATGAAAGAAAGTATGACGTAGAAAATCAAGATAAATGGATAATGGAAAACTCTGATAGATTTAACTATGATATTGACTTAAACGAGGTTGACAAATAACACTATGCCTGATAAACTATATACATCAGAAGTCTATATGCGTAAGCGCTACCTTATGGATAAAAAGACTCCAGAAGAGATTGCAAAGGAGTGCGGAGCCAGTGTTGAGACTATCTACGTATACCTTGCTAAATTTGGATTAAGGAAGTCTAAGAGATGAATAAGATAAAAAAAATTATATTTATATTGTCATTGGCTGCAGCAGCAGGCATCACTTATACAATAGTTGCATTAAAAAATATTCCAGAGTCATTTGACTGGAACTTAGAGGAGGATGAAGATGAGGATTATTAAAAATTTTATAGATGTTACAAAAGCATTTACACAGACAGTATTTTGTAAGCACCTAGAGTCTTCAATATCATCATGTCCTTATACTGGAAGAACATATACAAATTGTTTAAAGTGTTTTAAGAGATTGGGTTCAGAGGAAACTAAGTAATGATTCCTAAAATAATTTGGCAAACATATGAATGCAGTTATGAAGAACTCTTGCCAGAAATAAAAGAACTTACAGAATCTTGGAAAAATAAAAATAAAAATTGGGAATATAAGTATATGAGTTCTGATGATAGAAATAATTTTGTTTTAAATAATTTTGGTGAAGAATGGTTTAAAATTTTTAACAGTTGTGAACTTGGAATAGTAAAGGCAAATATATGGAGATGTATGGTTTTGTATATTTATGGTGGGGTTTATTGTGATCTTGATACTATCTGTAACGAACCAATTGATACTTGGATTAAGGATGAATATCAAATGACTTGTTCAAGAGATGATCAGGGAAATCCATATGAATATGCTATAAATGTTTTTGCTTCAAAACCAAATAGCCATGCACTAAAGGACATACTTAATGCTTTAAAATATAATATAATAAATAAAAAAATAAATAAAGATAATGTTATTGCATTAACTGGAGAAACTGTTTGGAAAAATATAATAAAAGATCGTGAAGTTAAATACAACGTTTATTGTTATAAAAAAGGTTCAAACATATTTAATGGATTAGCCGTAACACATTTAGGAACTACAAAAAAATGGGACGATATTGGATATGTTCAGTGGACAAGAGAGTAAATAATGAGTAATAATATTAACATTACAGTTGACCAAGTTAATCACCCAACACACTATACTACTGACCCATCTGGAGTAGAGTGTATTGAGATTACACGTCATAGAAACTTTAACATTGGAAATGCTTTTAAGTATCTTTGGAGAGCAGGACTTAAAGATGAATCAAAAACCATTCAAGATTTAGAAAAGGCCATCTTTTATATTAAAGATGAAATAAATAGATTAGAGGGAAAGTATGTCAAGTGAGACAGAACTTATTCAACATCTTGATGAAGTTAATCAAGTAGTTACAGAATATCTTAAGGGTAATGATCCTACAGTTATTTCTAAAGAGTTAGACATACCACGTACTCGTGTTGTATCTTTAATTAATGAGTGGAAGGTTATGGCATCTGCTAATGATGCTATCCGTGCTCGTGCTAAAGAGGCATTAGTTGGAGCAGATACACACTATACAAAGTTAATTACAAAGGCTTACGAAGTTATTGATGAGGCAAGTCTATCAACAAACCTTACTGCTAAAACTGCTGGTATTAAGTTAGTATTAGATATTGAGTCAAGAAGAATTGACATGCTACAAAAAGCAGGTCTTCTTGAGAACAAAGAACTAGCAGAAGAGATGATTGAAATTGAAAGACGACAAGAAGTTCTTGTTGGAATCCTGAGAGATATTGCTTCAGAGCACCCAGAAGTTCGTGACATTATCATGAAGAGGCTTTCTGCTATTGCAAAAGAAGGAGAAGTGATTACAGTTGTCCACGATGTTCAATGAGTTTCTTGAAGTATTAAAAGAAAATCACTTTGTTGAAACCCCAGTTGACGTAAAGACATTTGTCCAGTCACCTGATTATCTTGGTCAACCCCTTTTATCTGATATTCAATACGAAATTGTTGAAGCAATGAGCCAGATCTATCGCAAAGAAGACGTAATAGATATTATGGGGGATGTTGAAGGAACTAAACACTTTAATAAATACACCAAAAATGAATTAATTTTGCAACTTGGCAAGGGATCTGGAAAAGACTTTATTTCAACAGTAGCCTGTGCATATGTAGTATATAAACTATTATGCCTTAAAGACCCTGCACTTTATTACGGTAAGCCTGCAGGAGATGCTA